TTTTCTACCAAAGTTTGGAACTCCTTGAGCATCGAATCCACTTATTGTTACCCATGCATCTTTTTGCGTAGGCAATGATTGGTTAGGATATGAAGCACTGTTAAAATAATTTACCATATATTCTTTTACATTGTACCCGCTGGCCCTTGTATTGAATATCAGCATGCCACGTGGATATAATGTAGCATCTGGTGCATCTAAATCAACGTAGTTGCTGCTAGATAACGCTGTGATAGTTGGAATAGCATCCAATGATGGACTTGTATTCCCACTTGTCGCCCAACGAGCATCTGCAAAAATAATTCCGTTTTGACTAACTGAATCTGTATTATCTAATAATACCCATTGATCAACGCCGGTTACATTTTGCCATCTATAAATTTTTGGATAGTTTTCTAAATCACCGGTGTCTAACCACAAATCACCGTATACTAACGCTGTGTTGTCATCTTGCCTAGTTGGAGCCTCTGTAGAAAGTATAGGCCCTGTTGAGTTTGTTTGAGTTAGATTATACCCGCGAATGTCTGAACTTAATGTTCTGTATCCTACCCAAGCAGACCCGTTGCTTACCATAATATCTGCTCTGGTTGGAGTATTGTAATACCATAATGAATTATTAGCTGGTGCCACATAAGGTTGAGTAGCACTGGCTGTATAAGTTACATCTTCCAATGGTTTCCAATTTGTTCCAACTAATGCGGTGTCACCCACTTGTGGAGTTGGATAAACTCTTGTTGCTGTAGAATTAATACCTACATTCGCTAACGGAGTTCCTGACCCATCAACAAATACCATATCACCACCTTGGGTGTGTGTTAATCTTACTGCACCTGAATCATCTTGGTCTGCTGTTACGTTAGGAATAGCAGCAGCAAGTACAGCCTGTACAAATCCAACTACAGTACCTGTAGTAACTGTTACATTGTATGTAGTGACTGTTCCTAGTGTTGCATTAGCTCTTGTTTGCAATGTAAAGCTACTACCAACGCCTGGTGCAACCACCGAATTAGTATTAGCTACAACAACTGTAGAACCTGTGCTAACACGTTGCCATAGATAGTTTGTGCAAGTTAGATTTCCAAATGCATTATATTGACTAAAAACTGTACCTTGAGTAATATTTAAACCACCACCTGTAGGATCTAATCCGTAAGTTGCGGTGAACACATTTGCATAATTGTTTACAGTTCTTGCTGTCCATACGCCTGTTGTACTGTTATATTCCTTAACAGACATATTCATTCCACTGCCTAATGTACTGGCTTTTTGCCAAACAGATCCAGATGGTTTTCCAACGAATGCATTTCCTTGCCATTCTGGAATTTGATTATAAGGTGCTATAGCTGTTACAGCAGCTGGATAAATTCCAGCAGTGATACCCAATGTGGTCAACGCTGTTCCATTTGCATTTACAATGTTACACGCAGAATTAGTGGCATCTGCGGTAGCACTGATAACAATCTGTCCGTTTAAAACACGAGATTGAATTCCTGTTATACTTGCAGAATTAATTGCAGAATTAACGGAAGAAACATTAGAAGAACCAGACAATGTTACGTTAGTACTATTAATACTAATGATACTGGTGTTTGCAATTACTGGATTAGTTGCAGTTCCTGTAACTGCTGGTATAGCTGCTTGCCAACCTTTACTACCCACTAGCTGCCATGTATTATCAAATCTTTTGTAAAAAACTGGATTATTTACATCATATGCGTTAACTGTGTAATCACCAATTTGTCCAATGTTTGCTGTTGGAGTAAAGTTATCTCCTTGCAAATATGTTGTATTTGTAATCACCGAAGTTGATTTTTTAGAGAACGATTGAGTACTAGAAACCCATTCGTATACGCCCCAGTCACTACTAGAAACATCTAGCCATAAGTTACCGTTACTTGGATTTGCCAATGGTCTAGAAGTTGTTCCGCCCAACGCACCTAAATCAACGTTAGCTCTTTGTACATAAATTACATTGCTGACCCCTAATGCACTGTATGCTGCCAGCAGGCCATATTCGTTTTGTTCGTCCCCATTTATAGGTGCACCACCAGATGTTGTTTTAAAAATGGGTGTACCAAATGTGGTTACTAGATCTCTTTGACTAGTTATAGTATAAATCTTGCCTGCATTTTCTTGTAAGGTACCAGCAGCTAATGCGGTACCACCTGGGGCAACTTTATTTTGGGCGGTTGCCACAAGAAGGTAAGCTACCGATCCTAATGCAGTTGGTGCATAATTGCTTTGATCTGTAACTGTAACTTGTACGCCTGGTGAAACTAATGCCATGTTTCATTTCCTCATTATTCTGTAAAGATATTTATCGAAAGAAATAAAATATGGGCTGTTTGGTTGCCCTTTGCAAAGGTTTCATAAATATATGATGCAAAGACCTTTATGTGCAGTCTGTAATTCTAATCCGGCCGCAATAAATTATATAAAAGAAGGACAACATCATTATAGGAAACTATGCGATAGTTGTATTCGTAAAGGCAAAAAGTTGAAGCCGATACCCCCAAATTGGTTTAAGTCAGGGTATCGAAAAAAATCTGTGTGCGAAAAATGTGGGTATCGAGGTAAGTACCCAGAAAAACAAATGACAGTTTTTCACATAGACGGCAATCTTAAAAATACTTCTACGCTAAATTTAAAAACCTTATGTTTAAATTGTAGGGTAGAAGTGGCGGCCAGCAGGTTGCCTTGGAAGGAAAGTCCCCTTACACCAGATTTTTAAGTTGATCGTATAAATCTTCGATTGACCCGTTATTGTCTACAATTAGATCGAAATTAGTAGATGCCCAACTGTATTCGCTTGCATGAATTGTTGGATATATTTTTTGCATTTCATTTGGTGCAATACGTGCTAGATTAAACCAGTCTGGATCTGGGCCGCGGGCAATACGTATTACGCGGCCGCCTGCATTACGAATACTTTGAATTTCATTGGGAAATCGACAATCACTGATAACAATGTTATCTTTGGCCAGTCGTATTTTGTTTTCAACGCTGGCAATCCAGATATCATCATGGAACCTTTTTCGACAAACTTCTGTACCCCACAACTGTAGTACAAGCCTGGGAGTTAATTGGGGCATGTTCAAACGTTCAGACCACCAAGGGTCTATTTGTTCTCTCCATTCCCTGGCGTTTTTAGTACGACCTTCTAGTAACTCTCTATCCCACCCAAACACTGATGCTACTGCATCTTTAAGAGTAGCTGCAAAGCTATCTCGTCGAAAGCCATAAAAATTTACCAAATAATCTGCGGCAGTGTCTTTGCCTGCACCAATAAGACCACAAATACCAATAATCATAAAAAAGGACTCCCAGGAGTCCTTATTTTACATTAACCTATGACCCATGTCAACGGTTCTGATCCATCAACATAATTTGCCAAATCTTTTTCTAACTGTTCCATTTCGGCTTGAGCTTCTGCCAATAATGCTGCTCCATTCAACTGAGTGCCCGACTGTGGTCCTGCAATACTGGCAAATTTTCCTCTAGCTTGTCCTAATATACTTTTACAAAATGCTAAAGAATATTCCTGTAACCAGGGGTAAACTTGTGGATCACTTAATAGCATACTGTCCGGTTTATAATTGTAAATCCAAAGAAGAACACCTTCAAAATTATCATTTTCAGGGTCTAAATTTGGTATCATAAACTGAGTTTTTTGTAAGTCAGTTCCTGTAACGCTGGTAGCCCCCAGAGTTTGATTTGCCAAAACTGTAATTTGTGTCCCAGCTGGATTAATTGTCTGTATTCGATACTGCGAGTTATATCCTTGAACGGGACATTTTTGAATATAAACACTATCCCCAATCTTAAGTTGGGTTTGTGGTCTCTGAAGAACTATTTGTATTTCAGCGCCCACTGCTACCAAAGAATTAAGATTAACCACAGTGCCGTCGTCGTACGGAATTTTTCTTACTAATGTAAGTTTTTTGGTGACTTTGTTCCAGGTATAGTTAATATATCCCCCAAACATCATCATTGCCAATTCTTGGTACTGTGCAAATAATTCATAATTTGTCAGTCCACCAACACGACCAGCTACCAACATATAAGTGTTTAAATAGCCCGATGCAAACGGTTCAAATTGGCTGGCTGTTGTGCCTGTTGTACTACCTATACCGCGTCGAAAAATCTGTCTAACTTCCATAATATTATTTGGAAGAATGTATTCTTGAACGTTCGGAATTAAATCCAGGAATGCATAACTTTCTTCTACACTGTTTTGTGCTTTTTGTCTGTATTTTGTAAGTGCTTGTTTAATAGCAAGATCGTAATGTTCTTTGTCTAATTCTACATCAACTATTTGATCGCCTAAACGAAGCCTTATATAGTCAATCATTTCGTTGCGTAACTGAGCTAATGTCTGAATTTGCTCATTTACTGCCATGGCACTTTCTTGGCTAATAAAGCCGGGGCCGCCTAAATTTTTAGTTCTTAAACTAAGATCCCCTTTTAAATCTGGTTGTATTACAACATCGGTCATAAAAATAGTCCTGTTAGCAATATTTAGCTAACAGGACTGAACGACACATTATGAAATTAACTGGCTTTTAACAGCAGTATATCTATGCCAATTCTACCATTGAGTTTGGTTTCCACTGCTTTGATATCTTTCATAAAAGTTCGCAGTGCTATTTTGCCGGCTTTTGCAAACTCTTTAAGTTGTTCCTCGGGTTTTCTTAGAGTCTTGCTCACAGATTTATCTGCATCAAATCCAATTATAGTAGTCCCTTTGACTGACAACGTTTGATATGAAGCAGCCACATATTTTCCAAGTTTTCTAGTTTTATTATTATAAATCCACAGTTCCGCTGAGCCCACAATATCTGCAGGATTAATGGACACAATTTTTAAGAGTTTATCTTCTTTTGCGTATTTGAGTTTTGAAATGACTTTTTCTTTGCTAGGGGCTTTTTTAACCCTTGCTTTTTTCGTTGCCTTTTTTACACCGCGATATTGTTCAATTGCGGCCAATAGATCTTCAATCCATTTAATACGTTTTTTAAAATCTGCGACTTTATAATGACTGTAACCTTCAACCAATTGAGGATCAGTTTTTTGCCTTGCATTTTCAAGTTCGTCTTTTCTCTTTTGAAAAAGATTTTCATACTTCACCAATTGACTTTGTACTACATTATTATTGACTAGCCAGTCATAAAATTTTACATTAGTCTGATCAATTTCGTCGTAGTAGCCTTCAAGTTCGCCAATTAGTTCACTTGTTTTTTCTGCAAGTCTATCTTGAATTGTCGGTTTATAAGGTTCAGCTACTTTTGTAGCTACAACTTCAATTTTTTCTGGCTCAGCGTCACGGATAGCTTCATTGATAGAATTGGTCAGGTACGCAAGGTGTCTTTCCCTTAGAGTCATCCCGACTTTATGGGCCATGACTAGACTGCAAGCAGTCATTGGCACACTACGATCGCCGGCACGATCAAAGGCTTTAATTTGTTCCTTATCCCATGTACCAACAGATTTCATCCATTCAGTGACATATTTTTTACAATCTTTTTGATTGTAAAAATAATTGTAGTAGTAAAAACTTCGACGCAAACGATTATCAAATTGATCGTCGGGCCAATTCACAGACTCTGAAGGCCACTCCGGCTCAGGGCCTGTATATTTTTCATCCGCAAATAGCGGATTACGAATTTTAACTTCTTTCTTTTTAACCTTAATTCCAGCAACAATTGCCATTTTTTACTCCGGTTTAATTAAAATTGCCATAGTTATATAGCTTTCTAAATTTGTCAATGCTAGTTCT